CGGCCCCGGCGGCCCCGGCGGCCCCGGCGGCCCCGGCGGGGGCCCCACGGCGGATGGGACCCATCCCGCCGGAATCCGGACCACGCCCCCCGGCCGATCCCCGCGTGACTCTCTTACTTATCTCCCCCGGGCAGCCTTTCTCTGCGGATTATTCCATTCTAGGAGGACCCTTTATAGTGGGGTTAGTCGGTATATAGGGGGTATAGTAGGTATAGTCGGGTGTGGTGGATTCCTACGACTTTTTGAGATTTGTCTTGACATGTGGGTGGATTGGGGCGAGAGGCAGGAGGTTGGTATGGGGATGACGAAGTCACAGCGGAAGGCGTGGTTGGAGCGGGCGGGGGTATGGGACCTGTGGGTATTGGAGCGGGACCAGGCGCGCGCGGAGGGTTTTGGGACGAAGGCATCGGAGGCTCGAGCTCGTGCTGCGGTCAAGGCTGAGATTTCGAGTCGGGCGGGGGGAGCCGTGGTTGAGGCTGTCGGGGGGCCTTCTTCGGAGGTTGCAGGCCCGGGGCCGGAGGCGGAGGTTGCTGGAGGCGTCGGTTCTGAGGATACTGAGGGGAGTGGGGGGGGGTTTGATGGTGGATCGGGAGACGACGGTAGTGAAGTCGAGTACACGGGTCGGCTGAAGGAGGTAGCTTGGGTACTGGCCAACATAGGGCGTTCGGTGAAGCGGATTCGTTACAGTGACGCGCCGACTATTGGGGCTCGGAACTGGTTGAAGGCGTTACAGGCGGACGAGGTATTGAAGCGGGCGTTTTTCAAGGATGTGGTTCCGAAGCTATTGATTCCGGACGCGAAGGAGATGGAGAGGGAGCTGAGGTTCAGGGATGATGGACGCGAGCAGCTCAAGCTCATTGAGCGTCTCGAGCGTCACGGGGCTGTCGGGGGGGATGAGTGCGGACGGGGGGACGACTCAGAGGCCGCGGGGATGGCCGAGGCGTGCGGGTCGGTATTCGGAGAGTCTGTGTCCGAAGGACCTGGGCGCGAATCTTCGGCGTCGGCGTGAGCTGATTGTCGAGGGGATGAGCGACAGGAGTTCGGCGCAGGATCTCTGGATCATGTGTAGCCGGGACGTTCTGTTCTGGCTGAATTCGTTCGTATGGACATACGATCCGCGTCTTGTGAGCGGTCCGAACGTGGTGCCTTTCGTGACGTGGGAGGCACAGGACCGAGCGATCGAGGTGATCGACGCGGAGCTGGGGTACGGGGACGTGGCGGTGGACAAGAGCCGCGACGAGGGTGCGAGCTGGATCTTCGTGGCGGAGTTCGTTCACCGGTGGATCTTCGACGACATGGCGAGTTTCCTACTGGTGAGCCGGAAGTGGGACCTGGTCTACAAGCAGGGTGACCCTGACTCGCTGTTCTGGAAGGCTCAGTTCATTGTGGACCATCTCCCGGCGTGGATACGGCCGAGCTATCGGATAGTTGAGGGGCATTTGGAGAACCTCGAGAACGGGTCTGTGATTGACGGGGAGGCGACGACGGGGGATGTGAGCACGGGCGGCCGGCGGCTGTCGATGCTCTTCGACGAGTTCGCGAAGGTGCCGGTCAGCGAGGCGTATGACATGCTGAAGGCGTCGCGCGATGTGACGCAGAGCCGGATGTTCAACTCGACTCAGCAGGGGACGGCTCATCCGTTTGCGGAGTTGACGGACGGGAATCGCGCGTGCTTGGTGGTGGAGTTGAATTGGTGGGACGACCCGCGGAAGAACAAGGGCCTGTATCGGTGGATGCGCGCGCGGCTGGAGAAGCTGGACAAGGGCTTTGTCTACCCGCCGAAGTTCACGTTCAGGCCGAACGACGAGTACACGACTGACGGTTGCGAGGGGTACGAGAAGATGGGCCGCCCGCGGAGCCCGTGGTTCGACCACGAGTGCGACCGTGCGGGGAGCCCGCGGGAGATAGCGGAGCAGCTCAACCGATCGAAGACGGGCAGCGACTACCAGTTCTTCGACCCATCGGTTCTGAACCGGCTGCTGCTCGAGACCGTTCGCCCCCCGTATGCCGTCGGCGAGATCGAGTACCACACGGACACGTTGCAGCCGATCGCGTTCGACCAGCGGGCGTCGGGGCGATACAAGCTATGGACGGCGATCCTCCCCGACACTGGCCGGCCTGCGGACGATCGCCGGTACTGCATCGGCGTGGACGTTGCGGAGGGCACGGGCGCGACTCCGACGGTGTTCTCGGTGGGGGACTGCCGCACGGGCGAGAAGGTGTGCGAGTTCGCTTCGATCCGGGTGATGCCTCACGACGCGGCGCAGCTCGGGATAGTGCTGGCGCGTCTCTTCCACAACGCGCTGCTGATATGGGAGGCGAACGGCGCGGGCGCCACCTTCGGCAACTGCGTCATCGACCTGGGCTACCACCACGTCTACATGCGGCGCTCGGACAAGTCGCTGTCGAAGAAGATCTCCGACGTGCCCGGCTGGTGGTCGAGCGGGACGAGCAAGGTGGAGCTCCTCGGCGAGTACCGCCGCGCGCTCTCGTCGGGGGCGTATATCAATCACAGCGTCGACGCGGTGGTGGAGTGCAAGAGCTACATCTTCCACGGCAAGACGGTTATCCACAGCGGCAGCGTTGGCGGCGTCGACCCCGCGAGCACGGGCGAGAATCACGGCGACCGGGTGATCGCGGACGCGCTCTGCTGGCACGCGCTGAAGGACCACGTCTCGAGCCAGCCCGGGGATACGAAGCGGGTGGTGCCGGCGAATTCGCTGGCGGGCCGCCGGCAGAGCATGGTAGGCGCCCAGCGGGAGAACAAGCACGGATGGCCTCGCCTCTCAAGGGGGACTCGATGAGCCTCAGTGAAGAGAGTTCGAAGCGCCTCTGGCGTGCGATCGAATGGAGCCGCCAGAAGAAGAAGATATTCTCCAGCCAGCGTGCGGCTCACATCAAGCAGTACGTCGGGATGGACTACGGCGACGAGGGCTCTGAGACCGCGGTGCAGGTCAACCTCCTGGCGCTCGCGGCGATGATCTACCTGCGGAAGCTCGCCTCCAACTGCCCGCGCGCGCTCCTGACCTCGAAGAAGCCCGCGACGAGGGCGGATGCGTTCAACTTCGGCGAGGCGTTCAACGAAGAGGTCGCGGCGATGAGGTACGGAGACCTCGCGTCCCGCATCACCCTCGATGCGCTCTTCGGCATGGGGATCTGCTTCACGGGGATGCAGGACGGCGGCTACCTCGAGATCGACGGCTTCTACGGCCAGGTGGGGAAGCCCTTCTGCGTCGAAGTCTCTCTCGAGGACTGGTTTCACGACATGACCGCCACCGACTACAGGTATATCCAGTACGCCGGGCACCTCTTCACCGCCGACCACGACTCCTTCATGGCGGACGACCGGTTCAAGCAGAAGGACCGGGACGCGGTGCAGAAGCTCGAGAACGAGGACATCAACCCGAACGTCGAGGGCGAGGAGCGGCCGTCGGTGCTGGGGCGCGGCGCCTCGACGCCCGAGCGCTACAAGGACCAGGTCAGGCTCGCGCAGGCGTGGCTCCCGGGCGAGGACCGCATCGTGATCTTCGACGCCTCGTCGGGCAAGTACCTCGGCGACTTCGAGCACGAGGGCCCCGAGGGCGGGCCGTATGACATCATGGGCTTCTGGGACGTGCCCGAGAATGTGATGCCCCTGCCGCCCGCGTCGCTCTGGAGCGGCCTCCACGAGACCGGCAACGCGCTGTGGAACAAGCTCGTCGAGCAGGGGAGGAATCAGAAGACCGTCCTCGGCGGCCCCGCGGGCTCCGAAGATGACATGAACAAGATCATCGCTGCGAAGGACCTGCAGGCGGTGATCCTGGGCTTCGCGGCCCAGATCAAGGAGCACCGCTTCAACGGCCCCGACCAGGCGAGCTTCGCGATGTTCCTTCAGACCAAGGACCTCTACTCCTGGCTGGCCGGCAACCTCGACAGCCTCGGCGGCCTTGGCCCGATGGCCGACACCCTCGGGGGCGAGGAGCTCCTCCAGGGCTCTTCCTCCGAGATGGTGCGGAAGATGCAGGACCGCGTGGTGAAGTTCCACCGATCGGTGTTCAGAAAGATCGCGTGGTACATCTTCCGCGATCCCTACTGGCAGCGCACCATCCAGAAGCAGATCCCGGGGACGCGGGATACGCTCGCCGTCAACGTCGTGCCCGACGAGATGACCATCGACTTCGACGACCTCGACTGGGACATCGAGCCCTACTCGCTCGAGTCGGCGACCCCGGCGTCGAAGCTGCGCTCCATCCAGTTCTTCCTCGGCCAGTTCTACGCGCCGTTCAGGGAAGAGTTCATGGCGAGCGGCGGGACGATCGACTGGGACTCGCTCGCGCGAATCGTGGCTCGCTACATGAACGCGCCCGAGATCGAGGAGTTCGTGAAGTTCTCGACTCCGCCCGACCCCGATCGCACCCCGTGGCCGTCGGAGGAGGGGAAGCCGAGGGAGACGAAGCGGACCTACGAGCGCGTGAACCGCCCGGGCGCCACCCGCGGCGGGAAGGACTCCGCGCTCATCACGCAGCTCATGGGCGGGGGCGTGCAGCCCGCCGAGTCCGCAGCTATGGGGAGGCCCGTAGGATAATGCCGAGATACCACTACACCTGCGGCAAGTGCGGAGACGCGACTCTTCTCGTGCAGCCGATGTCGAAGCGTCGGCCGCAGCGTAAGCGCTGCCCGAAGTGCGGCGGCATGGCGAGCCGCGACGTGGCGGCAGACTTCGCCGGCAGGGACAAGTCGAAGGCGAAGTGGCCCCTCAAGTCGTGGGCGCTCGGCGTACACCCCGACCAGATCCCCGATGCCGTCGCGCAGGCGAAGGCGAAGGGCGTCGACATGAGCTTCGCTCCGACCGGGCAGGCGATCTTCAAGAGCCCGAAGCACCGGCGCGAGTATTGTCAGAAAGTGGCGGTCGGGACCATCGACCGCGATGCGGGATACAGTGACCCAAGTTAGAAAGGAGCCCCCTAATGCCTGACGAGAACGCAGGACAGACGACAGCGACCGAGACGGCCCCGGCGCCCGCGGTGGCCCCTGCCGCGCCGGCGGAGCCCACGGAAGCCGACATCTTCGAGGCGAACCGCGCCGAGTCCGATGCCGGGCTCGAGAAGATCGTCGATGAGCTCAAGAGCCATGCCGGCGGCGATGCTGATTCCGTCGCCGATGAGGATGCCCCCGCGAAGACAGAATCCCGCGAGGGCGATGCGGAACCCGAGACCGAGACGGAGACCGACGATGCGCCGGCTCCCGTGGAGATCGACCAAGCTCTCCTCGCGGAGGGTGCGGCGCTGGGACTCGAGGCGGATGACATGCAGGCTCTCGGCGCCGATGCTCTCCGCAAGATGGTGGATCGAATCGACTCGAGGTTCGTGAAGCCGGAACCCAAGAAGGCCGAGGCGGACGAGGGGAAAGAGACGGCCCCTGAGACGGGCCCCGACTCCGCAGACACGGAGCTGACTGCCAAGCTGAATCCCGAGTACCACGAGAAGGATCTCATCGACGAGCTCAACCGGGGCTACAAGGTCATCGAGGGCTTGCAGAAGAAGGTCGACGCGATCGACAGCTACTTCAAGGCCGAGCAGACCCGCATAGCCACGGACGAGTTCGACACCTTCATCACCGGGCTGGGCTCGGAGTGGGAAGAGGTAGTCGGAAAGGGCGCGACGGAAGGCCTCGACGCGAACTCACCGGAGTACGCGGCGCGGTGCGACATCGTGAAGCACGCCCAGATCATCAGCGAGGGCTACCTGAAGCACGGGATCAAACTGCCGAAGGACAAGAGCCAGCTCTGGCACAAGGGTCTCAGGGCATCGCACGGAGACAAACTCACGGAGATGACGAAGCGCGGGATGAGAAACAGGGCGCAGAAGCAGCTCAAGGGCGCAAGCCCGACCGCCACCAAGACCAAGCCGCTGACCGAGAGCGGTGACGACGACGCCGTGAAATGGCTGGGCGAGAAGCTGAAGGAAATCAAGTTCGGCGAGAATCCGCCGCTTGAGTAGCTGCGTACTTACTGATCCGCGCTGGAAAGGAACGAGATGAGCGGGTATCAGATCGAAAACCTCGCGGATGCTGTCGCGACAACCCTGAACAAGCTGGACAAGGGTAAGTTCACCGACCTGACGAGCGATCTCCAGGACCACGTCGGCATGAGGGAGATCCTCACCGGCAAGAAGATCAGCTACCAGAGCGGACTCAAGATCCAGTTCCAGGCGATGACCGACCACAACAACTCCGCCCGGGCCGTGAGGCTCATGGAGGAGGACGAGGTCCGCATCGCCACCGTCATGACGCGCGGGTACGTCCCGTGGCGTCACGTCGTGGCCGGCTACGGCTACGACCTGCGCGAGATCGCCATGTGCCGCGGTGAGGCGGAGATCGTCAGCCTCCTCAAGCAGCGCAAGGCTTCGATGGGCGTCGCGATCGCCGAGAAGATGGAGGAGTACGTCTGGAGCTGCCCCGTGGCGGCCGACGATGTCACTCCCTTCGGGATTCCCAGCTACGTCGTGAAGAACGCCACGCAGGGGTTCAACGGCGGAGCGCCGAGCGACTGGACGACCGTGGCGGAGCTCAACCCGACCACGCTGGCGCGGTGGAAGAACTACACCGACACCTACGCCGACTTCACCGACGAGGACCTCTTCTCCAAGATGGGCCGCGCGGCCACCTTCACCAAGTTCCGCTCGCCCGTCCCGATGGAGGAGCACTCCTTCGGCAGGGGCCGGGGAGTCTACACCAACTACGACGTGCTCGGGCCGATGGAGCAGGCGTGCCGGCAGCAGAACGACAACCTGACGAACGAGCTCCAGATGTACCACGGGAAGGTGATGTTCCTGGGTTCCCCCGTGACGTGGGTGCCCTACCTCGAGGCCGACACCCAGAACCCCGTCTACATCCTCGACTACGACACGATCCGTCCCGTGTTCCTCTCGGGCTTCTTCATGGCCGAGGGGGCGCCGAGACCCACGGACGACGCGCACCTGGTGTATGCGGCGTTCTCCGACACCAGCTTCAACTTCGTCTGCACGAACAGGCGGAAGCAGTCGGTTATCTATCAGGCGTAGTAGGGCGCTATGCGGGCGGCGATAGTGCCCGCAACGAGAAGCGAGAAGGAAAAGGAGAACTGTGATGGTGAGGATTCTCAACCGGGGCGGCAACAACGATGGCCGCGGCCCGAGCGACAACATCTGGGGCACCTGCCCCTGGGACAAGCTGATGGCGGACCCGAACATCGGTTACGGGCTCTTCGACGACTTCCTGAACTGGACAATCTCGACCGCGGGGTGGGTGGTCGCGGGCACGAACCCCGCGGCGAGCCTGCTCGCCACCGAGGTCGGCGGCGTGCTGAGGGTCGGCACCGCCGGCGCGGACAACGACGAGGGCTACCTCACGTCGGGCAACAACACCGCCGGCTTGGGCAAGATCTACTCGACGACCCCGAAGGAACTGTGGTTCGAGGCGAGGGTGCGCCCTTACTCGATCACGGACGTTGGCTGCTTCATCGGCCTGGCCGAAGAGGGGCTGGCGGCGGCGGACTCGCTGACGAACGACGACGCGGCCCTCGCGTCCAAGGACTTCGTCGGCTTCCACGCGGACACCGCGGCGCCGGCGAACCTCGACTCCGTCTGGAGACT